CTAATCCCTCTGGCGTTGTAATACCTTTGTTAGCGGTAGCCAGACCGCCTAATGCCATTCCAGTATCCCCGCCCTTGTACCGACTACGGAAAGGCGAGGTGTCAAAGCCCATCTTTTCCGCTGCATATAATCCCATCAAGCCACCTAATTTTCCTGTACCCTTGAATACATCCAACATTGTAGGAAGCCCCTCGTCAGTGGGCGTGTAATAATCCTCTGGATACTTATCCATTAGGTAGGACTGTTCCTGTTCAAAAAGCTCTCGGTTGTCTTCCATCCTCTGGCTTGATCCTGTCGAGTAATACTCGTCCAGAATTTTCTTAGCCTCTTCAGCAGAGGTCTGATCGTTCATATACTTGTGGGCTTCATCGTCTTTAGTCTGAAGCTCAAACTCGGCGTCTTCGCCTGTAGCCCTAGACCAGTTAACACCAGACTTCTTGGCATTATTAATTGCGGTCTTGAGGTCTACCTCCTGACCATCCCAGATGGTAGGTATGAGTACCTGATCTCCATCCATCTCCACGATTGCACTACGGACTGTGGATATGGTCCCATCTTCATTCTTAAGTGCGGCATCATTCGCAATATTATAAAAGTGATGTTCTAAAATAGGGTCCATTGTTTGTCCTTGAAATACCGTAGTTAAGGCATTAGATAAGTGGTATGAGTGATGAATTTGAAGATACTGAAGTAGATTTAACAGACCCTTTAAGGGCTGGGATATATTCTCTAGCGTTCATGATCCAAGGTACAGAAGGAGACCTTCCCCCAAGGGTAGTAGAACTGATAGAAATGATAATTGATAAAGAACGTAATCACTGATCTTTTAGATAATCCATAAGCAAACCTTCTACATAGTCATTGGCTTGCTTCTGCCCTACCTCATTTTGCAACTCTATAAATTTAGATGCTTGCTCTACATATAGTGAATCCATTGGTTGTTTTGTCTTTGGATTCATAGTAAAAACCCTTTGGTCAGATGGTAATGTATATGTTCTTAGGGGAGTGTTCGATCCGATACGATATCCATCTTTTAATGCTGCGTCTTTCAATCTAGGAAGTGCAGTATTTCTAGCTCCTATTATCCAAGGTATGTTAGTACCATAAGTCTCAGAGCCTGTTCCCTGTGCTGCTGTGTACTTCGTATCATATGAAGGATGGTCAGCTTCCATCAAACCTTTCTGCAAGTCAGGGGTTCCAAACCTATACCCAGTACTAAAACTTTCAGCATCTATTAGGTCAGGATTTGTAGAAGCAAACCTAATATAACCAACATCAGGCGCACCCTCTAGTGCTTTTATGTCGGCATTATCCACCCTTTGCATGAAAGGCTTTCGTATTTGCTCTGCGCTCTGAGTACTGAACCAATCCCGAAATGCCTCTGAACCGACACTAGGTAAGGGTAAGTTTTGAGCGTTTGGTAATGGAGGTAAATCTTTTTTGGCTCTAGCCTTATTAACTTTTGCCAACTCTTTGCTGCTGAAATTTTCAACTATTTTAGCAAATTCATCATCAATCGCCCTTATAGTCTCAGGAGGCATATCGGCTGAATACATATACTCGCTAAACAACTCTCCCTGATGTTTAGCGAAATCTCCTGATCGTTCTCCCATTGGGGCATACGCAAGTTTAATATCTTCCTTTTTTGAAAATTCTTGTAGGACATCATCTTTCGGGTTCATAACAGTGTTGTGAGAAGCCCAGACCTCACCAGTATCCATATACTCAGGGCCAGCATTCATCCTTACAGGGCGTTTTAAAGTCAGGTCACCAAGTTTTTTTACGTTTATGTCGCCAGCCGTTCTATCTCCAGCTACGAAGTACGTCATAAACCCTTCATTATCACTAGGAGTAATGAGCTTTGAGGAGTTTAAGTTTCCAAGCTCTTCACTTTCTACCTGCCAGTTATAGGGAGCTTCTTTTTGTTTTGCGTTCAGAGAAAACGGCGTGAATAAAGCATCGTCTTTGGCTCGGCCCCCGTCTCCTCTAGGGGCATTAAAATAATCTGACCCTTTAATAACTCTAGAAGCACTTAAGTCCTGAGTATCTTCTACTGTACCTCGACCTCGTATAAAGTCTAAGTCGCCATCCCGTACTGCCCTAGCTGTACCAGTAAGCTCTCCAGCAAGCTCACCACTTTTCTCAGCCGCCATCCTAGCACCGGACATGATAGCCTTTTGTGCAGCATCACCGACAGCAGGGACTAGTCCTACTATAGTGCCTACGGCTCCTAACCCCCCAAGTGCGCCTATAAGATAATAATTAGGATTTTCACGATCCAGTTCTTTTTGGATCATTTGCACGGTTTCGTAGCCGCCTTTTATATCTCCAATAATTGGGGTGAAGTCCAATGCCAGACTTCCTAGCTCTTTGGCAGTCATGGGAGTTAAGTCAGGGGTAGGGGCTGGAGCGTTTTTAGTCGAAAAACCTCCCACCTTTGTACTAGGGGTATCTAGTCCGAAAAAGGCGTCTAATCCTTGAAACTGTTCATCATCCTGAAGCATGTCATCGGTTTGAGTATCTTCACCATCACCAAACATATAATCGTACAGGTCCACTATTCGGCCCCCTTAATAACTTCATCTCTAAGTGTCTTAATGCGGCGTAATTCCGCGACTGCGCCTTGAATGCGTTTGATCTTATCCATGTCAGTCTCAATGCTTAATTGGATAAGATGTTGCTCAATCCTTGCATCTGCGTAGGATTTTAAAAGAGAGAATGTCTCCTTAGTATTTACCATCAGGAGTAGTGATCTACAGAAAGACTTATCCATATTACATCATCTGTGCTTGCTGAGGCTGAGGGGCATTACCGCCGTTTGCTCCACCGCCGCCACCAGTAAACCCAGCGGCATCTGGTTCAGGAGCCTGTCCTGCAGCAATATTACCATTACCGTTGCCTGTTGGGTCTTGTACTGGAGGTGGTCCTTGCGGCTCGGCCTCTTGCGGCTGTTGAGGTTGTTCAGGCATTAAGGCCTGTATCTCAGCCATCATCTTCTGCTGGATAGCTGCCTCGCGTGGGTCATTCAGTATCTTGTCTTCATCAAGGTCCATAGAGGACGCTAACTCACGTAAGATGTAGTCATATTTCACAAAGGGAGCCATAGAGGGGTTGGCTGTCATCTGCATGAACTGCAGGAGACGCTGACTCCTGACTTCATTACGCATCAGACTTTCAGTGCCACGGGCTTTTACATCTAAGTCTCCGATAAATTCCTTGTTGAAATTGAACTGCATATTGAACGCAAATAAGCTGCGCCCTAGAGGAGACAGCAGATAGTCATCAATATTCCTGACCACAGCCTTGATGTTCTGTGCTGCAGCACCCATCAGCATAGACATGCCTGAAGCAGTACGACCTACCCCGCCAACGGCTCCAGAACCGTGTGAATATGACGGTATTCCAGTGGCTTCATCTGCAAGTTGTCGGCTCTTGTCGAACATCATCAAAAGCTCTTGGGATACGTTTGGAAACTTGGTGCCATGTATAGCAGCACCGACCTGACCCCCCTGCCTTCTGAACACTTTGCCGGGATAGATGCTCATATCCTGCCCCGGTACTAGGTTAGTTTCATCTACTTCGATGATTAGATTTCCAGACAATGCCCCATTATCTACAGCCATACGCATAAACCCATTCATCAAAAGTTGGGTATCTGTCATATTCTCAGCAACACCTATACCAAAGAATGAGTAGGGGTTTAATTCGTATGGCACAGACAGGTAGGGGATACGTGCTGGGGTAAACGGATTGAGGACTAGGCGTAGGATTTGCCCGTTACATACCCAAATATTTACCTGAACCTCATCCCTATCCTTAAGGCTTTTGGGAATCTCAATGTCAGCCAATTCTGCAAGTTCAGTATCCAGAATACCCCAATATTCAAGCACCTCAAACCGATCCATGTCAGAATGTGTGGAGTCATCCTCTAGGGCATCTTCCCAGTACTCTCTGGTATAGTTAGAGCCGTATTCTAGGGCTATTTCTATGCTTTCTTCTCGGAAATGTGGGCGTCTTTTCAATGTGCGTAATTGTGTACGGTTGAGGCGGTGTCGCTGGACGGTATACTCAGCTTCATTCATATTTCGGGCGTCAGGGTCTGGGTAAAAGTCCCAAATGGAGACGTATTCCATCTTGGGGATGGTCTCAAAGAGTGGGTCGTAGTTCCCGTCCTCATCCCACCGTGGATATTCCTTATCTTGGGCAAATGGCCCCTTAAATACACCTGTTCCAAAGAGGCAGCACTCAAATGCTACTGATCTTAGGTGTTTAGGGGCGTCAGTCTCCTCTAGCTGATCATGCATCAGCTTTTCCATCTTCTGAGCCGCTCTCTTAGCAGGTTCAAAGGTGACTGAACCCGCACTACCACTGGCACCAAGGGTTAATTCATCTTTAACAGGCTCAAGGATGTCTTTGTACAGACCTAAGTCCTTAGCAATGTCAGGACGCACGATGCTAGAGGGTACATTATAGTCTACACCGACTTGTTCCTGCACTTTCTCGTCAGTTAGCTCATTTGGATTGTAGGAAACGGCCCCAGCTACGTTAGAAGGGAACTGTCTGGCCTCAATCCCGATAGGAAACTTTGATCCTGCGAATAATACGTCTACAACTTGGGCATAAGCAGCCAAAACCTTAGTCTTAGTGATTTTGATGAAGGCTTTTGACTTCTCACTCTCGGTAAATTGCACTTCAGACGAGTAAATTCCACGATAATTTCGGTAGGAATCCAGCCAACGCTCCTCGTCAGTCATTCTGGCGTCTTTAGACCGCTGATACTGGCTCTCAATAAAGGAAACTGCCCCAGAGTAGCTGCTATTTTCCTGTTCTACGTCACCATCTTCCTGCAGTGGCACAGAGAGGTCTAAATCCGTAGCGTCTTCAGGTAGCGGTTTGTCCATAAGTGCCATTATTAATATCCAAATATTGCGTCAGCAGGTTGCCAACTTTGCTGTGGGACGCCCTTACCCATATCGAAGGGAGAAAATGCCTTTGGTCGGCTCATAACTGCGTATCTTACGCTGTCGTAGGCGTGGTCTGAGGCGTATCGTGGGTCTATATCGTCTGAACCCCGTGGGTCTGCAGGAATAATAGGTAAGTCTGCTATAATTTGTCTGCATGTGTTGAAGAATTGTATGGCAGGTAAGTCTGTATACTCGTCTACCTTCAAGACTTCATGCAGCCTATTCTTGCCAGCCACTCTTGCGCCACTACTTCTGTCGCTAGGACGCCATCTGGTGCCTTCATTTATCATCTCTTCGGCTATACTAGGGCCAGACATACCCCGCTGATGCCAACAACTAGAATCAAGAACGCCGTATTGTATCCGGTCACCCTCTTCAGCCGCTCTAATAGCCTTGGCTAGGTCACGTCCGGTATGTTTAGACAGGTACAATTCCCTGTAGTTGATCAGAGTACCGAAGTTGGGATCAATTGCGAACCAATGCACAGCAGAATAACTGCTATATCCGTAGTCGCATGACCTAAACCTGACCCAATCATGCGGGATATCATATGGTTCAATGACATGTACAGACTGCCTAAACTCTGTGAAAGCAGCCCCGTCAGCAACTGCCCAATCTCCTTCAAGAAGTTGCCGCCGCTGCATTTCTGGGAGTGATAGTAAGTTGGCTTCATACTGACCGCCTTCCATTAAGTAGGGATTGTCTATGAGTGAGGCAGGAATAAACCGCCTGTAGAATAAAGGTTCTCCAGCCCTCTCATGGCTGGGTGGATATACAAGGTCTTCGCCGCTTTCGATGTCGGTAGCCACAAACTTCTTATTGGCTGGGGCTGGGTCAATGAACATCCTCTTAACCCATCCATGCCCTGCACCACCGGGGTTTGTAGTAGCCCTCATGAATATAGGAAGGGTAGGGTCAGTGGTCCGAAGACGTGATCTCATATAGTTCCAAGCAAACGGTGTGGGATGCTGCGTAAGCTCGTCAAAGGCTATGTAAGAGAAAGCCTGACCTTGATATCTCAGAACGTCTTGGTCTCGTTCTAAGTACGTCAGCCACAGCTTGGCTCCGCTAGGGAAAGTCCATTGGCTTTTCTTTTCAGCCCACTTTGCGCCCTTAAACGCTTTAGGGTATAGTTCTTGTGACTTCCAAATTAGTTCACGTAGTTCATCGTTAGTGCGTCTGAGGATAAGCCCGTTGAAATTAGAATTGCTGAAGTACCGCATCGGGTCAGCAAGTAATCCAAAAGACTTACCACCACCTGCAGCCCCGCCATATAGAACTTCCCGCTCATTGGCTGCTAGGAACTCTGTTTGTGGGCCTTTGTTTGGGGCGAAGACTACCTGAGACTTCTGCTTCTCAGTTTCAATAACTGTGAAGTCTAAAGCATCTGTAGAGTTTTCCTCTTTAGGGGTAAGCTCATTAAGTTTCTTTTTAGCAACTGTCAGTAGTCTCTTGGCGTCAGTCTGCTTACGTTTGGCTGCGCTGAGTTTCTTTTCTTCGGCGGTCTTAGGCTTACGCTTTCTATTTACCTTTGCTAAGTCCTTCAGGCGTTTGGAAGGGTTCTCACTATCCTTACCCCGCCTAGCCTTCCATATGTGGATCACACCCTGATGGCTTATCTTATCTCCGGTCTTATCCGTAAGCCAAGCAGCTACCCTACGCGAGGAGTTACCCTCTTCAAGGTAGTCTAAAGCCTCTTCGACAAAGGTAGCCTTGACCTGATCCGCTACTAACATAAGTGGATCGTCTTC